CGTGCGGTGAACACGAATATCGAGAACAACATCGGTATCACCTGCAACATGGGCAACTACGTCGTGGTGGATGAAGTCGAGGGTGTATTCAACAATGAGACTCTTGCCGAAGTCACCCTGTACGATACCGCTCAGAACTCTCTATCTGATCGTGAGAACGCGAGCTCGGCACCGTCTGGATCGATCGTTGGTTACGCCAACGTTCGCGGCATGCAGTTCTATAGTGGAACGAAGGGCCTCTACACCGCTCAGTACGCTTTGTACATCTTTAACATTCGCATGAATTCTGGAAAGACTTTTGCAAACGACGTCAAGAGCTTCTATCAGTCGACCGGTGTTGGATACGCAAAGGCTGACGCGGTACTGGAAAGTAGCGTCGCTATTCTCAAGGATTCGACGCTGGCGGCTGCAGTGTTCCCAACCGGCTTCGGCGCGGTAAAGACTCTCGTAGTGAACGGAGCGGCTTCTTCGGACACGACCTTCAACTTCCGCCAGATCAGTTCGACAACGATGGCGTCGAACGGTTCGGCGATCTTTAACCTTGACACGGCAGCGGCCGGTGGAACTGAGCGTCTTGGAATCTCCGTGGGCAACTACACCTCAGCGACGATTCTCAATCAATTCAACATCGTCGCTGGCGCCGCGGCTTACTCCGCCAACATCGCCGGCTCGGTGTCTATCACTTCAGGAAGCGTGAACGTGACGGGTACTTCTACCACGTTCACGACGGCAATCGCGAACGGTGAGCTCATCAGGGTCGCCAATGCAACCACAACTGTCTACTATCAGGTCAATCAAGTCGCGAACAACACGTTCATGAACTTGATCAGCATACCAGCCGCGACCTACGCGACCTACAACGTTGCGCACTACTATCCAGAAGGCCACCACTTCAACATTACGTCGATCAACGCGATCGCTGGCGGCATCTCATTCAACATCAATACAGGCTTGACTCTCAACAGTTCACTAACTGTCTACGGTTCCTATCCTGTCAGCAAGTCAACCGCGGTTCAGGCAAAGAAAGACGCGAAAGAAGGCACTTGGGTAAAGATAGACTGTTCGAACAACGCAGCTACTTCAGTCGGTCCATGGGATCTTGGACTCGTTGATGTCTACAACATCAAGAACATCTATGTTGGAACTACTTACGCTAATACTAACCCTGAGCGCAAGCAGTGGTTCTCTCTCGACAACGGTCAGCGCGACGACCTTTACGATCACGCTAAGATCTCGGTCAAGCCTCAGTATACCGGAAACATCACCGGTTCGACTAAACTACTCATTGAACTCGATCACTTCGTAGCAAACACTTCGGCCGGTGTAGGCTTCTTCACTGTCGATTCGTATCCCATCGACGACGCGAACACGGCTAACACGACAGGCATCACGACTGCGCAGATTCCGACTTTCCAATCAAACAAGGGTTACATCGACCTCAGAAACTCGGTCGACTTCCGTCCGGTCAAGTACAACACCGCTACGGTCACGACTACAGTAGGATCGGCAACGATCAACCCAGTAGTATCAAACACATCGTTCAACATTACTTCGACCAACCAGTACATCGCCGAGCCCGACTCAACCTTCACAGGCGACTTTGAGTACTACCTCCCAAGGTACGACATCGTTACAATGGACGTTGCGGGCAAAGTTCTAGTAAAGAGTGGTCAGTCTGCTTCAATACCTAAAGTTCCGTATATTGAGAACGACGTCATGCCGATCGCGGAAGTCTTTGTTCCTCCGTATCCCTCGCTAACCGTCAAGGAAGCCGAGACGTATAGTCGCAAAGATCTTTCAATGAGAATCTCGGTCAAGACGACCAAGCGCTACACCATGAAGGATATCACGAGATTCGACGAGCGTATCAAGCGCTTGGAATACTATGTCGTCTTGAATGCTCTTGAGCAGCAAGCTAAAGACATGAACGTACCGTCAGCCTCTAACCCGACTTTGAATAGGTTTAAGAATGGTATATTTGCCGATCCATTCAACTCATTCAACAGCGCCGATGTGACCAACATTGAGTTCAAAGCTTCTATCGATCCGGAAGCAACGGTTCTTCGTCCCTATTTTAATTCGTATCCAGTCGACTTTAAGTACGACACTGCAAACTCGACCACGGTTATAAACGGTAGCACGGTCACGGTGCCATTCTCACACGTCCAGTACATTCGCCAGCCCTATGCAACGAAGTATAGGAACTGCACCGAGTCGGTATGGCAGTGGAACGGTAAAGTCGACTTGTATCCAGCCTACGACTTTTTCCGTGACGAGAAGCAAGCAAACAACATCAACGTCAATATCGATAACAGTGCACCGTGGAAAGACTTTGCCAATTCACCATTTGGAACAAACTACGGTGACTGGAGAACAACCGGTTCATCAAATACTTCGTCATCAACGCGAAATAACGGTCAAAGAACAGATACAACTATTACGACCACCACTCAGCAGAGAACGGTGAGTACGATTAAAGTCGACACCGTCAATGAAAAAGTTGAACTTGGAAACTACGTATCTGACTTCTCTATCAATCCATACTTAAGAAGCAGGGTGGTAGCTTTTATCGCTACAAATCTTAAGCCGAACACAACAATGCATGTGTTCTTTGACGGTAAGAACGTAGATGCTTACTGTGCACCGGGTGCTTTAAGTCCTAGCGCGAATCCACCAGCTGGCAAAGAAGCTGATATCGTCGCACAGACTGCAGCCTATGGAACGGCTCTGGTGTCAAGTTCAGATGGTAAACTCTACGGCTTGTTCAAGATTCCAGAAGGCCTGTTTAGAACCGGTGATCGAGTATTAAGGATCGTAAACGTTTCTGACCTAGTTACAGGTGCTGACGCTATCATTACTTCAGCCACTGGAACTTATAGCGGCTCTAATATGTCCGTTACAAAGCAGAGCACTACACTCAATCTCACTCAACCTAAGTTGACCTTTAGTTCAAACACGCAAACTAATACGATAGTTACCACTACAACCTCTACAAGAGACGTTAGTGAAGGAAATGATCCAATCGCTCAAACGTTTAAGATTACCCGCCCTGAGGATGGTTCTTCAGGCGTCTACATGTCAAAAATTGGCGTATACTTCTATGCTAAAGACAACAACGCGAACAATGGTGTAACCGTATACGTTTCAGAAACCAATAATGGATTCCCAGATACTTCAATGATAATTGGTCAAGGTCGCATCCTATCGGCTAATGTAACAACGAGCACGACGGGCACTGTAGAAACTCAAGTGACTCTTGATCAACCAATCATGCTCATGGCTGATAAAGAATACGCATTTATTGTTAAGCCAGATGGTAATTCACCTGAGTGGTTGATCTGGACAGCTGAGACCGGCGGAGTTGATGTTAACACTGGCGAGAACGTCTTCAGCAATCCGTACTCTGGAATTATGTTCGTCTCCGCGAATATGTCGGCTTGGACACCTATTCAGAAAGAAGACATTAAGTTCAACATATATCGCGCTTCATTCTCGATTGGTACCTACTACGCTTACTTCAACAACGAAGACGATGAGTACATCACCACTGGCGGATTCACCAGAGCAAATTCTGCTCTTGCAATCGAAGTCGGTGATTTAGTGTATAGCGCGAACTCAACCGGCGGACCTAACACCGCGGCTAACGCTGCATTTGGTAGGGTTCAATATGTCGATGAATCGAACGGGGTCATCTACATCGATGGATCTACAAACGGTAAGTTCTACGCGGCAAACAACATCAATGTCTATAGAACACCGGATCCGGCTAACACGACTTACATCACGAACACTTACTTAATCGCTAACGCGACTATTAGTTCGGTCGATAACCTTCAGTACCAAGCAGTGGTTCCTAAGTTCGCAACGATTCAACCAATCCTCACGGATGTCTTCTACGACTATAAGGCAACGGATGGTTCTTACGTTAAAGACACTTCGTATCAACGCGTTGTCGGTGAACTCGAGTATGAGTACCTTGATAAATCTAGGTACGCGGTTAGTAAATCGAACGAAGTTACAAGCATGTCTGGAGCAAAGTCTTCTTCGTTCCGCATCGCTCTAGGCACTTCGACTTCATACGCTTCACCGGCTATCGGTCTCGGAAGAAAGTCATCGCTGTTTGTCAAGAACATCATCAACAACGACGCGACGAATGAGTACACGAGGTACGGAAGCGCAAGCACCAAGTACGTATCTAAGAAAGTCGTGTTGGCGGATGGCCAAGAAGCTGAAGACTTAAAGGTCATGATCACGGCTTATCGCCCAGTCGACACCGACGTCAAAGTTTACGCAAAGTTCTGGAACCCATCGGACCCTGAAACTTTCGATAGCAAGAACTGGACTGTGTTGTCGTACCTCAATGATAGCGACCTCGTCTACAGCAGTCCAACGGATAGGACGAACTTCTATGAGTATGAGTTTGGAGTTTCGGCGACCGCGGCCTACACCAATGACGCGTACCTCGATGCAACCAACAGTGACATACTCACTTACGTCAACGCCGCTGCATCAAAGTTCTCAAGCTACAAGATCTTTGCGGTAAAGATAGTCCTCTTATCTTCTAACGCCGTCAGGATCCCAATGATCAACGACATAAGAGCCGTCGCGCTTCAGGTATAAATATGAATAACGAAACTTTGAAGAGATCAACTACTAATCCTGGCGCAGTGTTGAACTCAGACGCTCAGGGTCTTAGGGCCTATCGCGAAGCTAGAGAACGCGTTAGACAGGCAAACAAAGACTTTGAGCAGATGAAGTCCGACGTCAATGAGCTCAAGTCGATGATGACTCAAATACTAGAGAAGTTAAACAAATGACGATAGCGATCGCAAACGTAAATACGACGACCGACTCATTCGGTCAGTGGATTACGAAGACAAACGTCTTAGCGGACGCAATGTCGAATCAAGTCGTCACAACTAACTCAAACACAGCTACCGGCAACGCAGCGGTCTCATCAGCCTTCTCTGCAAACGCCCTCTATGCCAACACTCTTTCAGGCGGCAACAACTCGGTCACAGCAAACTTATCGGTTGCTTCTAACACCGCGTTTACCGCCAACGTAGCTTTCAACGGATATAGGACGAACCTAGGTCTAGGCGCCAACGTTGCAGTTAACTCGGGCAACAGCACCTTTAGAGTCCTCACCGTAAACTCTGCAGCGTCGAACACCTTGGTCGCCACGAAGATCACGACCTCGGATCTCTCAGACGTAAACACATCTTCGGTTGGAAACGGCCAAGTATTGGTGTATAGCTCCGGTAACTCTTACTGGTACAACACCAATACAATCAACATAAATACTACGACAAACACCGTGACTTTTTCTGGAAACATCGTCGTGACAGGCATCCAATACTCGAACGGACAGTCGTTCAGCTCATTGGTAGTCTACTACGCGAACGGTGTTCAAGCATTTCCAACATAAGCGTAAACTATGGCAGCGCTACTTAAAATCAACACCGCTACGACACCAGTCTCCCTGAAGCAAGCTTCTGGGACCGACTACGACTACGCGGTCAACTTGATACTCACGCAGTTCACAGCGTCTGTGTCGAACGCCAACATCACCGTGAATCCCGCAAGTACTACTGGATTGACGCTGATTGGTACGTTTACTGATACTTACTTGAACGCGACGCCTGGTCAGCACCCGATTGGAACCACTCCTATCTCGGTGACTTACAACTTCTATCAAGATCAAAGCGCGGCGGCAGAAACATTAACACGCCCAGTTGAGTTTGATACAACGATCAAAGAACAGTCTGATACAAATTTGAACGCTGATTTGATCGCTACGGCGCTGGCAAATTTAGTGTCTACCGGCGTAGGTTCATATGCCCTTCAGCCGTCTTCACCGACCGGAGGCACTTGGGTCTCGACCAGCACGATTACCAACACCCTTGACGCCGTGACTACAAATACAACACAACTTTGGAAGAAGACCGCAGCTGCAACTACCCCAACAACACTGCGCCCGATCAAGATCAATGGTGCAACTTCGCCAGTCTCTTTGAAAGAGATGTCAGACGCCGAGATTCAATCGCTTGCGACGCGTCTAAAGAATCGCTTGGCAAGCACCGGCATCGGCACTTATAAGATTCAAGGAACTACACCGGCCGGTGGAACTTGGGTGACGTCTGGCGCTTCGTTCTTAGACACCACAAGAACTTCTTCTTCGGTGTCTTACTCAGGAACTTATTCAGGCACATACACCGGAACGTATACTGGATCATACACTGGAACGTACTCAGGAACTTATACCGGAAGCTACACCGGCTCATACACCGGCAACTACACAGGAACCTATCGCCCATCATTCAACGGCTTCTTAGGTGGGTTCTTTAGCGGTACATACACGGGTTTCTACAGTGGAACTTACATTGGAAACTATACGGGCGGCTACGCAGGCGGTTACAGTGGAACTTACACAGGAAGTTATACCGGAAGCTACACTGGTGGCTACGCTGGCGATACGTTAAATAACGACAGCAGCACAGTCTCAACAATCTACTTATGGGTAAGGACCGCATAACATGGCAAGGAAGATCATCAATCCTAGGTGGGGCAACGAAGAGAAGACAGTCATTCTTGCCACCTTCAAGTATGACGACGGTCGCGAGTTGATCGCGTCGATCAGCAACGTCGATGACATGATGAATCCTGATTGGAAAGAAATCATGGATACGTTCGGCGTCGATATGCTTGATCAAAACACCGGCGACGCTCTCGAAAGCCACATGAAAAGAAAGGCCGAACGGGCCGAGCGTGCTAAGATAGATCAAGACAGGGCTATAAAAGAAAGTCTGTTTAATCTCAAGGCCGAAGCTTTCGACATGGAAATAGTGAAGAACTCTAAGAACAGAGACGTCAAGAACAAGATTCGTCGTGCCGCAACGCCGACCGAAGTTCTCGTCTATACAGCTCTTCTCCACATGCTCGAAGATCCGTTGGCCAAGCCGACGGAGTAAACATGAACGGCTTCTTATACGTCGCTTCACAGAGCTCGGCGTTCTATAAAGCAGCTGTAAACTCAGCAATATCGCTTCTCGATTATTATCCTGAAGCGAAAATAACACTCTATACGCATAAAGCTTTTGTTAAAAACTCTGATCGTAAGTTCTTTGATAGGATTGAGACGGGAATCCCGATCCATAAGAGAGCCAAGATGTACACTATGGCTAGAACTCCATACGATAAGACATTCTACCTAGATGCAGATACTGAAATTAGATCCGAGAATATCAAAAAAGTATTTGACATCCTAGGAAACAATGATATAATGTTTACTAGGATTATACCAAAAGTTTCTAAAGATCGTATGATCGATAAGAACAATGATCTAGAGTATCACGGTGGTGTAGTCCTGTATAATTCAAAGAAGCTCACTATGCAGCTGATGCAGGATTGGTACGATACTTACTTGATTCAGGACAGGTGTCAGTGGAATCAGAGCCAGTT